TACATCTGCTGGCCCACCAACGAGGACGCCCGCGGGGGCGGCCCGCTCGACGAAGTCATGTACGACGCCGGCGCCGAGATCCCGCTCAAAGGCGAGTTGCCTCATCGCGAAGGCGGGAGCTGGGGCGATCAGCTCAGCATCGGCATGAAGTGCATGTCTGGCGAGGATGAAGGCCTCGAGGTGGTCTACAAGGTCAACTCGAAGTCGGGCGTCCGCGAGCTGAACTCGCTGATCGACGAGATCCTCGCCCAGATCGAAGCAGGCGCGGCGCCGATCCCGGTGTTCCACCTGCGCAACGACCATTACAAGCACAAGAAGTACGGCAAGATCTACACGCCTGTGTTCAAGATTGTCGATTGGCTTGATGCGGGCGGCAACAGCGCTGGCGTTGAAGATCTCGAAGACGAAGAGGTCGAAGTGATCGAGGACGGCGACGTTGGTGACGTCGTCGAAGCTGAGGTCGTGGAAGTCGAGCCGGAAGAGAAGCCCAAGCGCACGCGGCGCAAGGCTGATCCGGTTGAGAAAGCTGCCGAGGCCCCGGCTGAGGACGCTCCGAAGCGTCGGCGTCGCCGCACCGGCTAACCAACACAGGGGCGTGTAAGAACACCGCGCCTCACTCCCCGCCGGGCGGCTGTTGAGTGCCCCTCACCTGCAGCCGCCCGGTCTTCCGCCCACCGGAGAGCACCATGATAGACGTCCTTCACCTTGATTACGAGACCCTCGGCCGTGTCGACCTGATCCTGCACGGCGCCTACAATTACGCTACCAGCCTGTCGACGGGCATCCACTGTGCCGGCTGGGCCATCAACAACAACCCTGTGCAGCTCTGGGTCCCTGGCCAGCCGGTCCCCGAACCCATTATCGAGATCTTTGAACGCGGCGCGCCGCGCAGCATCCATGCGCACAACGCCCAGTTCGAACGCTTGATCACGTGGTACGTGCTGTGCCCTGAGTTCGACGTGCCTGAACCTCCGCTCGAGGCCTTCTATTGCACCGCCGCCCAAGCGCGCCGCCGGGCGCTGCCGGGCGCGCTTGAGAATTTGGGCAAGGCGCTCAAGCTGGGCACTCAGAAGTCACTCGCCGGCAAGCAGCTGATCCGCAAGCTCTGCATCCCCTGGAAGAATGGCAAGATCAACTTCGAGGAGGGCGAGTTCAACCGCGACCCCGTCCTGCTGCAGGAGCTGTACGACTACTGCGAGATCGACGTTGAGGTCGAGCGCGCGGCTGCGGAGATGTCGCCGCCACTGACTGATGAAGAGTTCGCTGACTACGTGATCTCCGAAAAGATCAACGATCGGGGGCTGCTGATCGACTTCGACCTGGCCGCCGCGGCCGCCCAGTATGCCGAGGAAGAGACCGCCGCCATCGGCGAAGAGCTAGCCGAGTTGACCGGCGGTATCATCACCCGACCGCGCCAGTTCCAGCGGCTAAAGGATTATCTCGAACCCTATGCCGCGGAAGATGACGTGCTCCGCAAGATGCTCACCCGCTACAAGACCGACCGCAAAACGAAGGAGACCACGAAGAAGCAGTCGCTCGACAAGACGGCGCGCTCCAACATCTTGTTGTCGGACCACGAGTTCGATCCCGCCGTCATTTCTCTGGTCGAGCTGATCGACGAGGCTGGGCGGTCATCGACATCGAAATTCACTGCCATGTGCATGCGCGCGGACGAGGAGGACGACCGAGTCCGCGGCGCCTATATGAAAGACGGCGCTGTCCAAACCGGACGGTTCTCATCCCTCGGGTTACAGGTCCATAATTTTACGCGCGACTGCGCTGAAGACCCCGAGGCCGTACGTGAGAATATCATCAAGGGCGAGGCATTCCACAACGTGATGGACACACTGGCCAGCATGCTGCGCCCGGCGATTATGGCCGCGCCTGATCACGAGTTCGTGTGCGGCGACTGGTCCTCGATAGAGGCGCGCGTTCTGCCGTGGCTGGCCAAGGCTGACCATATCCTCGACGAGTACCGCGAAATTGACGCCAACCCTGATCTGCCTGACATGTATGAACGCGAAGCCGCGCGCATGAGCATGGACGACCGCCAGATCGGCAAGGTCGCCATACTCAGTCTCGGTTTCCAAGGCGCACTGAGAGCGCTTCAGGCGATGGCACGCAATTACGGCATCCACATCGAAGACGAATTTGGCGACAAGGTAGTAAAACGCTGGCGTGGCGCCAACAAGTGGGCCCCGAATTTCTGGTACGCCTGCATAGGCGCGGCCAAAAAGGCGATGAAGCATCCGGGCTATGCTTACGATGCCAAACGCCTGTTCTACGTCTACGACGAAGACTGGGATACCCTGTGGTGCATTCTTCCCTCCGGCAAAGCTCTTGCATATCCGCAACCACGGTTGCAAGGTGGCGACTTGACTTGCATCAAAGCGAACTGGAAGCCGGCGGCCGGCGAGACCGAGTGGCCCCGTGTCGATCTCTACGGTGGTCTGCTGGCTGAGAACGCCACCCAAGCCGTGTCCGCCGAGATCCTCCAGGGCGGTCTGCGCTTGATGGAGGAGTATGATTGGCCAGTAGTTGGCCACACCCACGACGAGATCCTCTGTGAAGTGCTCGATGACGAGGTCGATGAATGCGAGCAGACATTGCGCTGGGTCATGTTGACAAACCCCGAATGGTCCGAAGGGCTGCCGCTCAATTGCAGCCTCTGGGCCGGCAAGAGGTATCGCAAATGACAATCACTCAAGATGAGATCGACGAGCTCTACATTGACGATCCGTGTCCGTCCTGTAACGGCCCGCTATCGAGCGACCAACTTGAATGCGTCTGCCACATATCGCCTCCGTGCCGGTATTGTGGACAAATGAAAATGCAATGCAATACATGCGGCTGGCACTACGATAACGGCGTGCCGACCGACTACAGCCATGAGGTTCTCGGTAACGCATTGGGTGCCGTATGACTGTGTCCACCGAGGAGTTCATAGCCGCCGTCTTCGATGGCGTCCCTGAGGGCGAGACCGCGCTCATTGCGAAGCAGGCAAAGCGTGGCTTCATAAATATGCCGGCCGACAACCCCCGGCTCCAACGCATGCTGGAGCGGGAGAAGTCCGCGCTCTACTTCAATATCTCCACGGTGGTGGAGCAGGACCCCTTGCGCCGGCGTTCGGAGGACTGCCGTGCGGTTCACTGCATGGTGTTGGACGACATCGGATCCAAGGTCGAGGACCCACCGGTGGAGCCCTCGTGGATCCTCGAGACGTCGCCAGGTTCGTACCAGTGGGGCTACCTGATCCAGCCGACCGAGGAGCTGGACAAGTTCGCCGCGCTTATGGACGCCATCGCTGACGCGGGATATACCGATGCTGGCGCCAAAGGTTTCAACCGCCTGATGCGTATCCCCGGCTCAGTCAACCTCAAGCCCGGGCGCGACAACTTCAAAGCTGAGCTGGTCGCGTGGTCGCCTGAGATCGTCTTCGAGACGTTGGAGGAGATCGCCGAGGCCTTCAATGTGCAGATTGGCGTGGTCCAGCCGCGCGATCGCACGAAGACGACGTCCGACTTGGTGGCGCTTGAGCTCAACGTCGAGGACCCGGTCGCCGAGTGGCTGTTCGACAACGGCACCGTTGTTGAGGACGAAGACGAATGGCTGATCATAGAATGTCCGAACTGCGACGAGCACACCACCGGCGACGACACGGCGCGCTACAGTCCGCTAGGCCGTGGCGAAGGCGATTGGAAGTACACCCGCGGGTTCAAATGTTTCCATGAACATTGCAAGGACTTCGACCTATTGGACTGGGTCAGCGGTCAGGGCGGCCCGACAGCCCGCCGGTACGATCCGCTGCCATTCATCCAGCAGCGCTACGTCTACGTCCGTGATGGCCGGAGGGTGTGCGACCTACACGCCCTGGCCGCCGGCAGCAAGTACTACGACATGGCGCTTGAAGAATTCGGCGACATGTTCGCCAGCGTTCGCATCCACATGCCTACGACAGACAACCCTAAGCGCACACTGGCGGGCAAGTCGGCATTCGTTGCGGACGAGGACACCACCAAGTGCGCTTCCTACGAGACGGTGCCGTACGCCCCCGGTGAGAGCGGGCGGGGCGGTGTCGAGCCAGTCGGCAATGACCAGTTGATAGTGAATACTTACCAGCCGCCAGCGCATACGGCTGAGCCCGCGGGGCTCGACGTGTTCCTTGAGCATATGAAATTTTTGTTACCAGACGGGGAAGACTGCATGACATTCCTCGACTGGCTGGCTTACAAGCTTCAGAACCCCCGGGCGCGGTCCTATGGCGTTGTCATGGTCGCCGACGACTCGTTCGGGATCGGGCGGTCGTGGCTCGGTGATGTTCTCCGTATCGTGTGGGGTAACTCCAACGTGGAGTTCGTCGATATCGGGGAGCTCACCGGCCACGGCCAGTCTGCTGGCTTCAACGAGTGGGCTTCGGGCAGGCAGATGGTGGTGATTGAGGAGGCGCATGACGGCTCCGATATGACGCACTATAAGGCGTACGAGCGAATCAAAACGTTCATTGATCCGCGCACCACCCACATGCAAGTCAATCGCAAGTTCGGCCGGAAGGGTATGGAGCAGATCTGGTTCAACCTGTTAGTCTTCTCCAATCACGTCGACGCGTTCAACATACCTAAGGGTGAAAGGCGCTTGGCCGTGTTTGCTAATCCTCAGGAAAAGCAGAGCGAGAGCTACTACAACCGCCTGTGGAACGTCTACAACAAGCAGGGCGCCGGGCTCGCGGCCGCGATCCACCAGTTCCTGATGGAGCGCGACGTCAGCAAGTTCAACCCTGCCGTCCCGCCTGTGACCGAGTCCAAGGACGCTATGATCGAAAGTTCGGTGGCGCCTGGCACCATCATTACAGATGCCATGGTTGCACGTGCGCAGGGGGAATTGGTCACCAAACACATGCTGTCCGATCTGTTCGAGAGCGCCGAGCGTGCTGAGCGCCTGGAGAACACGGTCACCAACAACGCTCGCCGCAGGCTGATCGACAAGCTGTGGCGCACGCTGCCGAAGCTGAAGGACGCGAAGGACGGGTTCCGTAGCCGGGCGGCGGGCGGCAACCCCGAAGAGATCCGGGCATTCCGGCGCGCGTATCACTGGAAAGAAGAGATCGTTTCAGGCGTCGACCCCGAGGTCCTGAAGGGCGAGCTTGCCCGAACGGCCCGCGGTGTCGGCTCCAAGAGCTACACCACTGATGGCATTGAGCAACTGTAGGAGAAAAGCACGATGGAAACACAGAGCGACGCGCTGATTGCAGAGCGCCACACCACGCACGGCGACTTCCACGACAATGCAGAGTTCTCGCAGCACATGAAGCGCGTGGCGCGCGCATTGATGGCGGGGTCGAGTTGGAACGACGAGATGCGCGAGGCGGTTGATATGATCTGCCTCAAGATTAGTCGCGTTGTGACCGGTCAGGCGCTGGAGCTCGACCACTGGCGGGACGTCGCGGGCTATGCGGCGCTGGCACTGAAGTCGATCCGTAAGCCGGGGTCGTCTACGGCGCTGCCCAATCTTGCTAAAAAGCTGGAGTTGCGTCTTAAGGGGCCGGATTATGCGATACGTACACGGCATTTGCCGGGAAAGTGCCTAATCGCCTTGGATGCCATCTTCACCGCGCTCTCGCTCCTCCTTGATGGCGGTCCTCAATACGAAGATCATTGGGGCTGGATTGTCGACGCCGCAAACGAGGTTGCGGATAATTACTGGGGCGAATCCAACAGCGCATAAAAAAGAGCGGGCCCGTCGTGTCAGGGCCCGCTAAGTCTGTCGAGACGGGGAGGGGTGTCTCTTGATCGGTGTGCCGGACGTGGTGGACGTCGGCGAGAGGATCTTACGAGAATGCAAGGGGGTTGTCTACGCCTAATTCGCTAGATCAGGCGCCGCCGGACCAGGCGCTGCTTTGGGGCGTGAAGCCCAGCCCGGCGGTGCAGTGGTTTCCGGAGAGAAAACACGCTACATACATTGCTGTCTTAACGTGAAATGTCAAGCCCTTAAGCCGTAACCAGCGAGATCTCTTCGCCGGGGTTCACGCGACGCACGTACTCGGTTTCGGCTGCGATCTTCTGCATTGCGATCGTCGCCGTCGCGGTGCCGGCAGGCCCGATTTGGATATGCGCCGCGGCGTCCGCGTATATGCGGATGTAGTGGGTATTCACGCTGAAAGCGGCGCTCTCAACCGCCGTGGTGAAAGTGATTTCCTGATCAGCGATAGCCGGCTCGGCCAGGACTTCGACGACCTTGCCGTTGTCAATCTGGAAGCTGTCGTATTCAGTGATCCATGCGGTAGCCATACCTGGCCCTCCTTAGGCGACGAAGGCTCCTGGAGAGGATAAACCTGCCTATACATCACCGTTTCAGCGAAAAAAGTCAAGCTTCTAGGTGGCGCCGTCGTAGAATGATATCTTGTGCCCGCCCTCAGTTCTCCGCCAATATTCGACACCGGGTTCGAGTGGTTGCATATCTGCAGTCGCTGTTGGGCTTACCCCAAATTGTACGTGTGCGGCTGCGCTTACCACTATACGGACATATCTGGTGCTGACGTCGAATGCAGCGCATTGCGTCGCAGTGGTGAAAGAGATTTTCTGGTCGACAAGCGCAGGCTCAGGAGGGACTTCCGCCGTCTCCCCGCCGTCGAACTCTAATTGCGAATACTCAGTTATCCACGCATCAACCATGTCGAACCCTCAATAGTTAAACGCCAAGCTTGCGCCGCCCTTCTTAGAACCCGATATGCAGCCTTCCAATGCGAAAGTGAGTTCTGTGACCCGAGCTAGGTGCGACCCCGGCGAGGGTTCTCAGGAGGCCCACAGCGGCTATCGTCAGCGTGTTAAGGCCCCCGGCACGCAACAAGCCATTCGAGGCCATCTCTAAGCTGTTCAAAGCCATCTTAAGTCGTCCGGGTCACTGTTGTATTCGTAGAACCATTGCCCGTGATATCCTGGTGCAACGCTGTTCCAGCATCCCGTGTTGTCGGCGTAACTGTCATTGGGTTATTAGCATCTAGTCCTTGCAGTTGCCATAGTTCTGTAAGTTCAGCCGGACTAGCAAGCCCGGCCGAATTCGAAGACCGAATGGATACTGAGTTGAGGTTTGTCACGTCAGAGATATTGTTGTTCGAGCCAGGCAAATTGACCGCATATGCGCCAGCTTCAAACGTCACGGTATAGCCATTGACAATCTCAATTTGACGGGCAAAATCAACGCCGCCTAGCGTTACCGGCGCCGTGTGTACATGAGTCGTATCAAACGGCATGCCGACCTCGCTCGCCTGAAGTGCATTCAGATCCTTGCGAAACTGATTCGTGTCCAGGCTGCGAATCTCAGGCGGCCCCGCGCTCACCAGCGTCGTGTCCGCCTTCGGCACCGTTATAACCTTGGTTGCCCAATCAATGCTTATGGCCATTTAGCTTCTCGACCGTCTTGGTAAGGGCTCTGACGCGGTCCTCCAATTCGAAGATTCGCTGTCCCGATTGCTGTTCGTCCTCGTTTGACTTGTTGATCAATTCACGCAGTATCATTTTCTGCTGTTCGAATCCCTGCTGCGCGTTCGCCAGTTGGGCTTCCATCACGGTAGCTTTGCCGCGCCAGTCGTTGCGCTCCTTCTGCATCTGATCCAGAGCCTCGTTCTGCGAAGCGCACAGTTTCTTGAGGTAATCAATCTGCGCCTTCTCCGGACGCTTATCGAACTCTGGATCAAATATGAGGGCTCTTGTAGGCTTAGGCATCGCTGTTCCTAATCGCGGCGATCGTGCCGCCGGTTGACGTGAGCTGCGCCGCGTTGGATTCGAAGGTCACGATGGGCGATGCCCCACCGTCGCGCACTCGCACGAACAGATCTCGGGTAGCCAAGAACACCGAGGTGAAGGCCTCCGAGGTCCCCGTGGACAGCTTGTCTATGTACGAGATGAACGCGTCGTTGCCGGTGGTGGCGTCCGCGTCGTCCGAGCCCTGATACGCCGCAGTCAGCGTGTAGGTCGATCCGGTGTAGCTGTCGAACGGCTGACGGGTGAAGACACCGTTGTCGTCTTCGACCCGGAGGGTTCCGGAGGTTGGCGTATCGCTAGGGATCGCCGTTGTCATCACCACAGACGCGGTTACGTTGTCTGTGAGCGTACCGTTGATGGTGTCCTGATTCTTCTCCAGGATACCCGCCGCCCGAGGTCCGACGAGCACGTAGTCCTCGCCAGACACGAGACCTGTCACGGTGAACGTCACGTTGTTTGGCGGGGTGTTGACGTCCGCGTCCAGATCCGTGATCGTGTCGCTGGCGGTCAGGTCGTCCGGATCGATGCCGAGGCCGTAGGCGCCGATATAGGAACCGGTATAGGAACCGGTGAAGATCTTTGGAACTGTCCGCGAGGTCGGAGTGAGATTGACAACGCCGTCCGCCGTCGGAGTGTCGACGGAGTAGATCGGTTGGTTGTCGCTCGGGGCGACGCCCGACTGTAGCTGGATCCAGAACGTGCCGGTACCGCCGCCGTCGTTGAGCGCCAGACAGAGCCCGGAACCGCCCTGTAGGCCGTTGTCTGCGATCGTGACGTTGATGTCCGCAGTGGTCGTCGTGGCCACCTGCGAGACCCCGGGGAACTCCGTGATCACGTCGTTGTTGAGCAGCGTGATGCCCGTGTCGTCCAGGGCGACCACGAGCGTGTCCGTGCCGTCGTCGAAGATGACTCTGCCGGAGGCGCCGTTACTGCCGATCGTCACACCGTTGCCCGGAGTGAACGGTCCGTTCGCGACATTGTCATACGTGATGGTGGTGCCCCAACCGATCTCGTCGCGCTCGGCGAAATTGACTGTCTGCCCGTCGTAGTCGATCTCGTGCGTGATGCCCAAGAAGAACTCGCCAACGATGGTGTCCACGGTCTTCGTGGAGCCGGTCCGGGTGAGATCCTTGGTGTATTCCCAGAGCGCCTTGAGACCGTCGCCCTGCGCGCCGAACGTCCACTGCGAGTAGTAGGGCTGATTGCCCGCGCCGTTGTTCAGGTCGATGAGCTGGTAGCCGCCGGTCGGCGCGTTGGCCGTGCCGCCTGAATTGAGAACGTCCGAATATGCCGTGACGGTCGCCTGCGCGGTCGTGTTCTGTCCGTCCGGGGTAGTACCGATGGCCGCCACCGACTCGCCCGTGCCGAGCTGCACGTTAAAGAAGTCGAACGTGTCTCCGATCGTGGTGACATAGTGCCGCGCCTGAACACGGACGCGCTTGTTGTCGAAATCGACGCCGTTTTCACGGGTCTTGATCAACACACGCATGAGCACACCCGCCGCCGCGTTGCCGTTGTAACCGCCAGACGACTGATCCCCCCAGAACGGTGCCGTGTCGGTCGTGGTGAACTGATAGAGATCGCCGTCCTGGATCACCATGAGCTGCGTCGCCGCCGTGTTGACGGCACCCAGAACGCGCAGGCCAGAGTATACTGTATCGCCGCCCGCCTGGGTGATCGAACCGGCATAGAGGTGCTCGGCCATCGTGTCATCGATATTGTACGGAGCGTTCAGCGAGATGATGTTGTCGGTCGACCGGACCGACGGCGTATCGGACGTGATATCGACCAGATCATTGCCAGATGCCTGTTGATCGTCCGCAAGGTCCTGCAGGAACCGGTGCAGCTCCAGCACCGTGTAGTTCGGCGTCGCGCCGCCCGTCCAGCGAATATCGCCATTGACTGCAACGCTCACATCTGTGGGGGTGATAGCCATAGTTCAATTTCCTTATTCATCAAACGATAACGCTTGCGTTATCAGTAGCCCCGTTGAGGTATTTACTACCCCTGTCAGCGATGCATCGGCAAATATCGGGGAGGCAGTTGCCTTACGTGCGACGCCGATCACCGGCTGCGCGAGCGTCCATGTCCGCGTATCTTTGATCTCGCCGCTGACATCCGTCAAGCCTTCAAGCACAACGCCGGTTGCTATGATAGTACCGGTAGCTGGAGTGGTCGGGGAACCGGTAACCGTATAATCGTAAGCGTTCGTGGTGACGTTTGTGATAGTTTTGACGCCATTGTATTCCGCCTGATCCGCACCGCGGATGACAACCTTATTGCCATTCACCAGACCATGGGCCGTATGTGCCACGCTCGCAGTAGAGCCAGATCGGGTAATCGTCACGCTATCTTCAAACGGCAAATCTCCAGTGCCATTAGCCGCCTCGAGGATCACGCGCGCGTTTTGCAAATCAGAGTTATCGCGCCCATCGAGAATGGTCACAAGCGTATCGACCGGATCAATGACAACAACCACTGTAGCGCCATCTGTCCGATATGAAAAGTTCCCAGTGCCCCCAATGACATTAATCGTGACAGTGCCAGATGTCCGTTTTACATGAAACGTGCTGTCGTTCTGACCATTGGAGGCGTTGTAGCCGGTGGCAGCCATGCCGCGAACGGTCATCGTAAGAGGCGAGGTCGTACCGAACTCAATTGCGTGATGAGCGTTGCCCCCGACGTTGAACGTCATGTCGTCCAGCTTGCCGTCCGGATCTTCGTTGATGGCCCATATTAGCGCGGATGTATTGGCAGCCACAGTGCTGTCTAAGATGGATGTGCCCGTCATGTCGGCACCGACATCGCCGGCCGCGGTGGCATCGATCACGCCCGTGTTCAGCACGACCGAGTTGGTCATGGTGCAGCCCTCGCCCAACTCCACCGTACGGAGTCCATTGAGCACCATGACATCCATGTCTAGCGTACCGGGCGCGGAGTCGGTCGTGACTATGAGATCGGGACGGTTCGTGGCCGCCGCAGGATCACCCGACGCCAACACCCCGTTGGACAGATTCACGTCATCGCCCGCGCGCGTTATGTCTATCGATAGGCCCTGGAACGTGGTAGATACCAATGGCTGATCCGGCCACGTTATAGAGAAACCGGAATCCGTGAATGTAGTGGCGTTTGTGCCGTCTCCGATCTCCAGGCGAGCGAAACAGAGATCCGCGCCGTAGAGCGATAGCAGAACGCCCTCCACGTTATTAGTCTCAAACGTACGAAAATCGTCGAAATCGCCCGCCGTACCTGTCCAGAGATATCCGGACGTTCCGTGATGGATCTCGTCAATTATCCAGTTATCGCCGGCCCCTCCGACATTTCCGATATCGATGTAGGCCCCGATATTATTGATCGACGCCTCGTTGGCGCTACCACTGGATCCCTGACTGTCAGGCGTTCGCGAGACATCTACCCAGAGAGGCACCCAACCACCGATAACGGGCACGTTCGCAGCGCCGTATTCATGGTTGTCATAGACATTAGTGCCGGATTGCAGACGAGCAGTGAACCCCGTCACGTTAGACCAGTGAAAGCAGAAGCACCAGATTTTAACGTGTTCTCCTGCGGCAGACAGATCTACCGCAGTAATTGTGGCCATGAACCCCTTATCAGAGGTGTTGTCAATGCGCCGCCCGCCTGATTGCGCGCCTTCGATGAAGACATCGGTATTGTCGCCAGCGCCACCGCCCGAGCCGATATTGGCGTAGGTGGGACTGGACTCGAACGTCTCCAGCGAAGTTAGTTGCGAAGCTACGGCCATCAGTCGACTATTTTATTCACCGTGTCTGCGTCGGGGTCACGTCGATCCGATAGGGGGTAGGTCTTGCCGTTTGCATGCTGCACGGAATACGCCGTGCACCCACTACATTTGTGCAAGACATGCGCCGCGTGCCGCTCTCTGGTTCCATCGGCCGATTGTTCGATTGAACCGTTGCAATAGGGACATCTATACACTGTATCTCTCCGCCTCCGCTGAAATCGTAATCTCGTCGAATCCCGCGGGTCCGGCAGGATCACCGTCGACGATTGAGAACCGCAACCTGATCTTGCTGTCGGGCAGCGTTCCCTGCACACGGCTAACTCGGCATATCTCACGATCCAGGGGAAATAGACTATCATCCACGCCCAGGTTGAACGTGTCGATATTTGGCTGCATCACCAACACCCGGCTCAGGGGTTGATCTGATAAACGCAGCGCCGAGAACTGGGTCAGCGGCGTGGTTACCCAATTAAGATTCTGATCCTGGGCTTCTAGCTGCGCCCCTATGAAAAAGCTCCCCAATACACCCGCAGGCAGCAAATTTGAGTAAGAAATCACGATCTTGATGCTGTTGAACACGGTGCCCGACCCATTGTCGATCTCTGGGCAAACCAGTAGATCCTTTTGGACTCCCTGCTGCAGGTTGAGGGAAGCCGCCGTGATCGTGACATTGTCAGCTAAACTAGTTACGATATTCGCCATTTGGGTGCTCCTATATGTCGCCGCCATAGCAAGACCTGCTACCGTTCCAACGACGAAAACAATGCACAGAATCACAACCAAATTTGGAGACATTGATTTCGCCGCCTAAAAGCTGGGAGCCTGCCAGGATCAGATCCATATACGATATAGCACTCCTCGGCTTGAGCAACAACACGTATCAGGTTCGTGCATCATTCCGCTGCGGTGCGCGCTTCATGCCGTGATCGGCGAGCAGCCGTTGAACTTCAAGGCTCAAATCGAGCTTGGTGGCCGCCAGCTTCCTGGCCGCGCGCCGGATATCGTCATGGGCCTTCTCCACGCTTGCGCTCTGGCGCTTCCCGATTATGAGCATGAGCAGACGCATGGCCTATCCCGCTCCCCGGTTGTCCGGGTCCTTCAGTATGGCTTCCTCGCTGTCGTCGACGTTGTCACGCGCCTCTTCGGCCTCGAGCACCAGCTCGTCGACCTCCTTGGAGCCCTTTTGCGCAGCTTCCGCCGCGCCGCCCTGGCGGGCCTGCTCAAGCTGGCCGGAGCGCTCACGTTCTTCAGCGAAGCCAAGCAACGCCTTGAAAAATCCCAGAACCGCCAACAGGGCTGACATCGTACTATCCTTTCACAGCTTTGGCGCTGTCGAGCCGGATGACATTGGACGGCGGTTCAGCGGATCGAGCTGTCTTCTCGTACAGCTCCACGAGCTCCAGCTCTGTGTTCGCCAGTTTGCTCCTCGCCTGCGCCAACTCTTCTTCGGCAACTGCCGGGGCGCTCATCGTTTTTCTGAGCGACGCGAACCAATTCGAGAGGTTCATCCCTTGTCTCCTGCCGACCGGATCTGAAGGATCTGTATCATGTGTTGCAAAGATCGGTCTACTGTACCCAAATATCGAGCGGCATCAAGGGTTGCCTTCAGCAAACGCGTTCGCTCCTTCCACTGAATGTAGTTCACGCCGATCAGAATTATGACGATCGTGTGTTGGCTCAGGAGCCACTCAGTGACTGTTTTTATTGTGTCTTCAGTCATAAGCACATGTTTCCGTTCTCTTTTTCTGCCCCCGACATGCGCATAACCAAATCGCCAAACGGTAAAAAGATGCCGGCACCCTCCGGGGGGTAGCCGGCCGCCGTGCTCAGTTGATACCCGGATCCTCGTATGATAGCTCAAATCACCGCGATCAACAGCGCTTTTATGCCGCAACCTCCTGTAATTGGTGCAATTGCTTCCATCGCTTTGTGAGGGCGCCAAACCGCCTTTTTCTCGGGCCCGTCGTACCGGTCGCCAGGCCACCCCCTCAAATAATTGTGATCGAATTGCGTCGCTTGAACTTGTGTCAGCTCGCGGAGGAACACCGCTACGGCGCCGCAAATAGGCCCGGGGAGCGCGGCCGGGCTGAACGCAAACGCATCCACCTGGCCGAGCATGGTCAGCCAGATCATGGGCAGTTCGGCCAGCAGGCTCCATTTGATGAAGAGAACCAGATGACCGAGGTTGTCCCGGGTCCATGTCTCGCGCCAGATGTTGGCGAAAGTCCATTCGTCTTCCGGATCTGTGGCCATCTCTCGCGTCCCTAGAGAGTGGCCGGCCGCCCGAAGGCGGCCGGCAGGACCGGAGCTACCCGGTAAAGAAGGTGCGGAACACCCAAGTCAAGACCATCACGGCAGAGCCGATAGCCGTAGCTGCGGCCGCCTGCACCTCAGGCGGGAGATCGATGCCGAAATAGGTGAGTATCATTGCACCGATACCGAGCATCTGTGCCCAGTTGATCTTGGATTTGGCGGGCGGGTTGATGCCTGTTCCACCAGTATCAATGTTGCTCATTAGGTTCTCCTTTCTAAGCTTCGTTTTGCGATACCCTGCCATCTGAGTTAACGACAGAGAGCGCGTCAAATCCTATCTCCGGCGGAGTATAGGAGGTCGGCACGTGATATGAAAGCACGCGGTTCAGGCCGAACGGCTTGATGGTTACCGCGTTGCCCTGGTTGCCGCCCAGCACCATCAGGTTGCCATGCTGATCACGGCCCACAACGAACCCGACGTGTCCGTAAGGCCCTTTGCGCTTCTTCCGCCAGAACACCACGATGGCGCCGACGCACGGCTCCTTCAGGACGCGGCCCCACCGCTTCCAGTGGTAGGAGCGCGCCGCGGCTGACCGTGTCGACCGGATGCCGAGCTCTTCGAGCACGCCTCCGACGAACCCAGCGCACCACGGCGTCTCGTCATCGGTGAATCCCATGCGGATCTTGACCCACCATTCGAGGATCTTCGGATTGTGTTTCGAACCGCGGTACTCTTTGAGCCCGAGATACGACATCGCGCGCTTCATCCACGGGAGATCATCGAGCTGAGCGGGTGCCGGGCGGCCCACATTCGCTCTGAACAGCGCCGCCTTGGTCAGCGGGCCAACATATGAGCGATCGAGTAACCCGATGGAGCGCTTAAACGCGCGGATGGCGTTCTCTGTCCGAGGTCCCATGAAGCCGTCGACCGGGCCCGGATTGAACCCGTGGCGGACGAGTGCTTCCTGTATACGCCGGGTTGATTCTTTCATTGTTTGCAATTCCTCTCGGAGTAGCTTGACAGAGCGGCGCTCCGCGTGATGATTTAGCAATAAGCGGCGCCGTTTACAATGTCATTGCACTTTTCGCTGACGGAAGGATATGAAAATGCTGAGAATACTACCGTTTCTCGCACTGTTTGTGTTGGCCGGGTGCTCTCATGGCCCGGTCGAGGCAGGCATAGACGCTATGGTAGCCAAGCGCCTATACTGCACTCAGTCCAAACGGATCACCTACAAATACGTCAAAGGACGTCCGGAAGTCTCGGACACCCTAGGGACGATCAATCAGATCCGGCCGAACAATGCTGCTCGCAAGGTGATCTGCGCCCCTAAGCCTGCGCCTTCTTCCGAGTAGCGGCCTTCGGCTTCAGGTTGCTGGCCGCATCGAGCGCGGCTTGTTGCTGAGCTTGTTGCTGCTGGGCTATGCGCCGCTGTTGAAGCGCGCGCATGTTGTCGCATAAGTTCTGGTGCTGCACCAGCATAGCGCATTCAAAGAGCTGATTGCCGGCTGTCCCGAACATGTCGATCATCCTGCCGTCCTCCAGAACGGCCACGCCGACAATGCAACTCAGAGTGTTATCGCGAACAGCTTCATGGATGACACCGAAGTTCGACAGAAGGCGCGCATCACCCGGATTCTCCGGGGCGGCCGGGGCTTTTTTTGCACGGGTAGTTTTGCGGGGGGCTCGTGTCATGTGTTTTCTCCTTGGTAAAAGTCAAATGAGCAAAATCGCCGCAGCTATTTGGACGTAAACAAGTGGTTAGGTCAAGCTACAGGCAAAAGAAAATCACGCGGCCGTCACCCAACATCTCTCCTGTTACGGCCCTACGATCTCTATCGCCGCGCCGCAACTGAATGCGTCGTTATCACCGCCGTCAGTCGAACAAGAAACCGTAACCGCAGTGCTGGGGATCGCTTCGGTTGCATCTAAGGCGATGCCCATAATCGTGTCCGTAATGAGCTGATCTCGATCCTCGATCATCGGCGAATCCCAACCGATCGTATCGGTGCTGAACATGGTCCAGATACCCATGATCAATGGCACCCGATAGGTGGTCGTGATCGACAATGACATGTTGTCGGCGTTGCTTGTATCGGCACTGTCCGTGTCACCAATGGGTGAGGAGGTGTCAATATTCTCGAAGTTGTAAGCGAAAGCAATCGCCGTAGCGATGGTGGCGCCGCCAAAAGTACACTCAACATCGAATGTACCGGATGGTGGATTGACGATGTAAAAAAAGGCACAGGATGACCGGGCATTGGTGCTTTCGATAAGAGCCACACTAAACGCCGTCTCATTGCCACCGCCTGGGTCGAGTGTGGCATCCACGGGAGCGTCACCGGTAGTGTCATAAGTAGCCACAGCTAACACGAGCAGCTCGGTTCCAGAATCAACAACGAAGCTGGTGATCGTGACGTCTGTGGTGCCTGTCACGCCGGCGCCGGCATCGACCCCGAGTGTACAGGCCTCTTGCCACCGCCGGAAGCCGCAGCATTGCCGAACCAAAGACCAGACATCAAACAAGACTCCCGACCAGAACCCATTCGTTGGTTGCGATCTTGCGAAGCGTGGCGCCGGCATACTGGCCAGCCAAGTCGAGATTACCACCAAGAGACCGGATCGTGACGCCGGCGCCTTGAGCAAACGTAACCACCCCGGCCCCCAGACCGATCACATCGATCGAGCACCCGATCTGGAATGCAACGCTCGAATTCGGTGGCACGGTGTAGGTCTGCGCTGCCGCATTGCTGGCGGTGACCATCTGTCCGCTGTCAGTAAGAACGAAAGTATAGGTCGTGCCCGTCTGGGCGTTGATGTCGGAGATGATATTGACATCGTCGACAGGAACGTCATTCAAGCTAAGCTTGCCCGTCGTCCCGCTGTACGAGATCTTCGCAACGCCACTGGATCGCAGATAAAAATCGCCCGGGAAACCTGCGTGACTTTCGCCGTATACGAGAAGATTGCCTCCTAGCGCGCCCGCACTGCCACCAGAATAGACACAGAAACCGTTCGTTACACTAGCTCGGATGTGGCGGGTGCCGACGAGCGTGATAGTGACAACACCGCTCATATTGTCGCTGTCGTCAACTACGATACCTGAGGTCTGTATTAGTTTACCAGTTGTACTGTCAAACCGCGGTAACGTGTTGTCAACAGAACTAGCAGGGCCAACTACGTCGCCGGCCGCTGTTATGTCCGTCCAAACAGCCGCGCCCGTTGTCGCATCGAGCATGATGAAAGCCAGGTCCGAAGTCGTGTTTACCCACGTCGAACCGATCGAATAGCCGGCTGTATCGTCGTCGCTGACACCCGGCGAAGTCGTGGCAGAGAGGTTGTCTTGGGCGGAGGAGCCCCAGATATTGGCGAAGTCCGCCTGTACCCAAGCTGCGCCAGTCCAATACTTGTGCTCCGTCGGGTTCGAATTCTTGTCGGGCCAGATCAAGGTCGTATCGACGGGCGCCGTGGTGCTGGGAGCCGCAAACCGGCCGCTGAACATGCCGTTCTCGATCAACGCCGCCACAACCAACTCCGAGGTCGGAAGCCGGAAGACGTTATTCTGTGTGATTGTAGTGCCGAGCGTCGTATCGATCAGCAACGCCATGTCCGTGGCGTCTACGAAATTGTCTGACGACATAAGAGCTTACTCCTCGATCGAGCCCTGCAACAATCGGTTCAGGTAGAACAGATTGTTGCCCGGGACAAGCCTGAGCGCCCGCTTCTTCTCGCCGGGCGTCATCTCGTTGTCATCGAGGAGAGCCAGCCAGGAAGCACGCGCGTTGTCAATATAGCCCGCTGCGGGGCCCGCCATGGCACCAACAAAGCTTCGCCGCCCTGCAAAGCGCGAAGCTGGCGGCTGCTGATCGTGCCCGGGGAAGAGCGCTTGTGCGCCGGCCATCAAACCCGGAAGCCCGGAATGTCGTTCCCAGAGGTTGTTACCATACCCTATCATGCCCAAAAGGCCAGAACGTTCCACGCCCTCGGCGACCAACCGGCCCGGATTGTCCGAGATCGGCTTGCCTTTGACCTTTTCGCGTATGACGTAGGATAGCGTGCCGAGCCCGGACATCGTGACCGCCCCGGCGATCAGCCCGTAATTGCTGGAAACTGTAGCGTTCATAGACAGCCGGCTCAGCGACGCGAAAGTGAAGGACGTGAAGAGCGACAGCGCGCGCCCGAGATTGGTGTCCGCAAAGATCGGCATGTCGCCGGCGCCGGGCGTGATTACGGTTTCGTCAGTGGCCTTCTTAACCGCGGCCTGGTAACGGCGCAGTGAATTGGCGATGCCCTCATCATTCACGTCCCATGCCCGCGTGTTCGGAACCAGCGCGCCGCTCTCGGTCACATCGCCGTATTTGTCAAACAATTTGCCAAGCCGGGCCGCATGCTCGCGCCCAACACCCAGCGTCGCCATCCACTGCTTCTGGTAGCCAAGCAGAGAATCGAAGCCTTTACTCGAGGCCTGCCGCGCGAGCCGGAGCATACGCTGCTGAATGGAGACGCCCGCCACGCTCTTCATCATGTTGGTGAAATAGGTCAGACCATTTACCCGGGAGAACACCCGCCGGGTTTCGCGGGCGAAATTGCGAACGGGACTGCCCGTGTCGAGCACGTCAGCCGTGCCGGTCAAGAGAGACATCCGGTGATCGCGGATGAGTTCGACCGCAACACCGAGGTCTTGCAGCTCCGCCTTGTTGAGCTTCAGTGCGGAGACATCTTTGACCAGGCGGCCGACACCGTTCTCGGTGAACGGACGGACCATGTCGCGCAATATGATCGTGGCCATCTCGGGGAGGGAGGCGATCGAAAAGAGCCCGCCGAACGAGACGTAGGCCAGCGTGTTCGCCGCGTCGACCATGGTGCCCATGTTGCTGGTGCGTTGATCAAGATGGAGCGTGCCGAACAGCCGGTCACGCATGGCGATCACGTCCTTGCGGAAGTTGTTCCAGTCCTTCTCAATCTTCTTCAGCCGCTTCTCTCGGGCTTTGCCTGTAAGCTTCTCCGCCTCGGCCCGGACGCGCTCCATGCCAACTTTGGCGTCTTCGAGGATCTCGTCAACATTAGTCGTACCGAACTTGCGCTGGAACTCAACATGCCCCGCCATCGTGCGGATATAGCGATCCATGATGAACTCGCTGTCATTCATCAGGAAAAATTCGACGTCCTCGTCCCGAACCTTCAACGTACGGCCTTTAAGCGGGCCGTTCTTCGTGGTGCGTAGATAGTCGATCTTTGAGATGTCGAAGCTACCACCCGCAAGCTGGTCTATGATCTCGTCGGCCACATCATCGACGTAATCTTCCAGCTCACCGGCAACAAGTGAACTCTTCCCACGGGCCTCCATCGCGCGCGCCGCCTTCGCGATGTTCTTGCGGATGATCGCGCGCAGCTGCGGGCGGTGAGAGATCACCCTGTCACGGTTCCAGACGCGCGACAGGTAACTCGTCGCCGTCTGTGGCGTGAGGTCGTCAGGCAGGAGCCCGAGCGCCTGCGCCTCCTTGGCGAAGTGGTCGAGCACCTCACGGTTCCGCCGGGCGGCCCGGGCGACAAACTCGTTACCCGCCGGGTCGACGTCGCCGCGGCGCATGGCGTATGCCACACGCTCGATGAACTCCCGCCGAGGCATGCCCTGCCCGGCCGCCCTGGCCTCCTTGAAGATCTGCTCCACATCGCGTCGGCGCACGTTGCCTGTGCCATCGATCGAGATGTTCATCAGGGTTTCGACCGCCTGGGGCTGGCTCAGCGCACCTTCCTTGACATTTGTCATGCGCATCGCCGGCGTCTCAACGATGTTGGCCATCAGGTCGGCGCCCTCCGGCACCTCGTAGGTAGCCCCGCGCATGCCGGGCGACCAACGTTGCAGCTTCCCGAGGATCTGCTGCATCTTGTTGGCTAGGCCCGTCTGTTCCAGCGTGGCCGCGCCGGCGCTCAAGTTACCAGCCGAGTAGACCTGTCGGATCGCCTCGTCCACGTCATCAACACCGATCTCCTTACCGGCATCATCAACCTGTTTCATGAATTTGCTGGCCAGCGCTGACTGTTCCGCACCGGTAAGTTGCCGCGCCACGGCCCCGCCGAGCAACGCGGACAGAAGTGTTGTGGCGCCGATCGCGACCACGCTCTCTCCAGGTGTCCGTAGCTCCTGGGTAGCATAGAGCGCGCCCTCGGCTGCCGTGGCCGCACCCGCGCCGTAAGCGGCAGCCCGGAGCGCTGACTTGCCCACCTTAATGCCCCCCATTGCGCCGCGCACAATCGCGCCGCCCGGGATCAATGAAGGCAAGTCAACAAGCCCGGCGGTCAGAGACGTTGCAACGCCGAGCCACCCTGCGTTCTGCAGGGTGATGCGATCCTGTTCTTCGATATCGATCTGGGTCTTCAGCGCCTCCCAAGCGGCATCATTATGGACATCCAAAAACTTGTGAGAAAAACGCTCGTATTTAGAGCCCGCCAGCTCACTCCAGCGATCCTCCCAGTTCGGATCGACAACACTTTTGTCTATGTCCGGGTTGTAATTCGTGATGAACGACCCGACAATGTTCTCTTGGCGGAAGGCGGCACCAAAGGCCTCGCCCACTCCGATTTCAGGCTCGCGCATGGATTCGACAAGCTTCTTCGGATCGTCCGCGCGGATTGCGTCGAACTCCGTGATCGGCTGTCCGTTGACGTCTACAAACATGCCTTTTCCTACGGTGACAGCGGTTCAGCTTCTTGCAGCTGGCGCTCCTTTGTGAGCCCGCGTTTGCGCTTCTTGATGCGCTCCTGGAACTCACGCCAGCCTTCGGCAAGATCCTCGAAGTCATCTGGACGAACGATCCGGCCAGGACGCCCGGCGGGTGTCGGCTGGACGATGTCGAACTCCGGGTCGACCTTGGTGCCTTCCGGCTGCTCTATCATCTCTCTGCTGGGACCTGTACCGCGGCGCGCGCCGGGGAATACCCGGTTGGGTGGCCGATACTGCTGGCCGGTACCAACTGTCACGCCATCAACATCTTCCATGACTTCGCGGGTGTGGACGTTGATCAACACCTCGTTGCCGTCGCGATCGATACCGACCGTAATGCCGTCCTCGGCGGTCTGTAGGCGCCGTTCGCGCCGGCGATCGGCCTCGAGAGGCTCGCGCCAAGCCTTGACCAGGGCGGCTTCGTCGGGCTTGTAGAAGACCTCGCCGGGGGGCGTGTGGATGAACTCCTGCCCGTCCACTTCCGTGGTGTAGTAGACCCGGAACCGCGGCTTGGCGTCGGGCCCGGACGATGCATCACGGCCCGTCACGATCGGATCCGCTATGATCCGCACGTCGTCTGCGCTGAGTTCACGCCCCAGCATCGTCGATATCTTCTTCGCCGCGTCCTCAAGATAAGGCTGGTGCCCCCGATCTCCGATGGATCGGTAATAGTTCTCGAAAGGCCACTTCACGAAATCGCCCTGCATACCAAACATCGACGTGCCCGCGACCTCGCTGGTACCGTAGAGTCGGCGCATGTCACGCTTCGTGCGCAACTCAGCAAGTTCGAGATTGCCATTTGATTCTATGTAGTTACGCGTCCAGTGCTGTTTCCAGTCCGTGACAAGACCGGCACCGAGCTGACTGTCCACCGCCAATTCCGGGTTGATCGTGCCATCGTAGATCTTGGTGATCAGGTCCTCGGCCGTGAGTTCCTGCGCCTTGAATTGCTCGTTGGCCGCTGTCCGCAACTGAGTGATGTTCGGCGGCGCCTCAGTGCTGCGTGCGTTGAAAACCGCCCGTGCCGCGGCCTCGGGGCTTAGCCCGTCCCGCCGGAGATCTTGGTAGTCACGCACGAAGCCCTTGAGCTTTGTGCTACCGTCGACACCGTCGAAAGCGCGACCCGATGCAGAGAAGAGTTGCGATGCAAACTCGAGTGTCGCCGCAAACTCCCTCTGATCCGTGCTATGAATTCCCGAGACGGCAGTCCGAACTGCCGTACGATCAGCAATACCGGTACGTTTGGTCAGCTCCACCGCACGTTCGGGCGATCCTATAGCCAGATCGGGCAGGGTATCGGGATCGGTAGCCAGCGCGTCCACGGCCTTGCGGTCGTCCGGATCTCGTTCATTGAAGCCGTTCGGCCCCATGCCGGCCTCAAGCCGTAGGCGTCCGGATCGCAAGGCGTCGTTCTTGCCCCGCTGAGCGCGCCCGAAGATGGTCAGCTCATTCTTGTGCGCCGTCGTCAGACCGTCGAGATTGTCGATCTGATCGTCCGTGATGCTGTTCGGGTCTTGGAGGATCAGCCGCTTGACCTCATCACGCGTGCTGGTGCTGGCCGCTTCGACCGTGCCAGTACGGATCTTGTTGACCCGGCCGGTGACGCGATCGACCCACTTCGGGCCGACCTCGACGTTGTTCATCACCTTGGACGAGCCCATCTTCTGGGTAGCCCAGCGTTTCAGCCAAGCCACGTCTTTGCCGCGCAAGAAGGGATTGGCCTTCATCTTCTTCGCCGGGATGATCGTCGCGAGCGGGGTGTCGTCGGCAACGCTCAACACCTGCACCGCGCCGCCGCCCTTGGCGCCAGGACCAAGAAAATGTGCTAAATAGACGTTCCCCGCGGTAGGCTCGATGCCAGCCGCCTTCAAAGATGCAGCATTTTCCTCCACATAGCGGGCCGTCATCTCGCGCGATAGTGTCGGGTCCTTACGGAGCGCGAGAAGCTGGGCTCGGGTGCGCCGCCGCGCGAGCTCGGGATGATATCTGTTCATCATCTCGAGCCACGTACTCTCGATGAACTGCCCCAGGCCGGTAGCGGTGGAGCGCTTGTTCTTGGCTCCCGCCTTGCCGCCGCTCTCGACCTGGATGATGCGGTCCACAATGGTGCCGCCATTCTTGGTCACGCCGCGCGCCTCGCCGGCCGCGGCCTCGGAATAGCCACCCACCAACCCGAGCGCACCTTTGAAATCGCCCTGAAGCGCCATGCCGACAGCTGCCTCTTCAACCAGTCGGTTGCGCATCTCGGCCCGGAGAGCGCGCTTCTTCGACGCAGGAATGTCAGCAGTTTCAACGAGTTGGTCGATACTCTTGACCTGCTCTTCGAGGATCGTCGGGTCGCCACGCACCGCCAAAGCGCTGCTATTCATTTGGTTGGTAACCTGCTCGGTGAAATACTCACGCGCTGCCGTGCGCTGGCTATTGAAGGCCTTATCCGAGATCGAGTTACGCAGCGTGCGCAGCTTGAGATCGACAGCCGCCTTCTGGCTGTCCGGCACCGTGGCGAAGAACGTCTTGGCGTTCGTGTCGAAAATGTTGAGCGTATTCGCTTCAAAGTCGCCCGCCGACGCGCCGTCGATATCATCGGTGCTCTCTGTGACATTTCGTCGCTGGTTGTGGGTGAACTCGAGAAGCCCCACTTGCGCGTCGAAAGCGTCACGCGTATTCTGGGTTTCTTCGATCTGAACGCCAATCTGAGTAATTGCCTCGGCCGCGCGTTTCAATGCCGGGCTGACAAAATCCTTCGGGGACGCGACACGCGTAACGACCTCCGATGCCTGCGAGCGACGAAGCACCTCGTCTTCGCGCGGGATGTCAATGCCCTGCGCGCGCGCCTGGGTCGTTACTGTAGGTCCGGGAAATGTCGGCATATTGCTCTACCCGTATAAGAAGCCAGTCGATGGCTGTTGTGGCTTGTTGAACCTGTCGAACAGCGAAGTGGCACCCGACAAAATATCCGTACCCACTCCGATGAAGCCCGCCAGTTTGGCACTCTTGGCCTGGGCCTTCTCAGCCTCCGCCGCGAGCGCAAAATTCTGGGCCCTGTTCTCGCCCATCGCCAGCTCTGTCGCGATATTGCGCGCCCCCGTCGCCTCGGTCTCGGCAACGATACTGGTCACCGATGGGTCGCCAGCGCCACCTACCGAAGCCGCCCGCGCAATCTGAGCAGATTGCGCCAAGTTCGCTTCACGCCGGCGCTCGCGGGCCCGCTGCGTGCCGATGGCGCGCGCTTCCTGCTCCTGCTTCTCAAGTTGCTGCTGTTGGAATTTGGACTGCGCCTGTTGCGCGCCCATCTGGGCAAGCGTGCCCACCGCGCTCATCGCGACTCCCAATATTGCAGTTATGCTCGCCATATCCAAACCTTGTCTTTGCCGATCACCTCAGAGGTCTCTTCAAAACCTAAACGATCGAGAAACTTTCGAGCGTTGGGGTAGGCCTCGTCACATACCGCGTAAAGCTCCTCAACGCCATGCTCCTGCAGTTCATGATTCAGAAAACGCCATATGCGTCTGAAAACCAGAGGAAACCGACCGGCTCCGCGGAGATCCATAAATGCAAAATAGCGGCCGTCATCTCCGAATACCACACCCGCTATGGCCTTGACCAGCTTACCGTCTTTGACGCAGTAGCCCGTCCACCAGGTTTCGAGCCCCGGAAGCTTGAAAAAGCGGATGAAATCTGTGTCGCTGGCCTTCGTGATCTCCGGCATCAATTCCCTCTTTTGATATGCCGGTACCTGATCTTCATGTAGGTGGTCGCGAGCACCTTCGGGCGGTCGGCTTTCGGCATCCGGTAGATGAATTCTGAAGTGTAGTTGGACGCCTGCCAGTAGCACGTCTGCACACTGCTGGTGACAAACGAGTAGAATATCTCGGCTGTCTCTTTCTGGCAGTCGGGCCTCGCCAGCCCAACGGCGCAAAGCAGTGCAACGCAATAAATCATCCTGCCATGTCCTTTGTCTTCATGCTCAACACGAGCGCCGAGATCGTAGCCGGGTACGGCGCTTTCATCTCTATGTTCACGCGACTGTCCGTCGACCACTCACCTGCGAATGAAGTGGCGTCATAGTTGTAGGCCGCCAACACATCTGTACTTGTGAGGGCTTCGCCGCGCAGCTCCTGCCGGATCTTGCGCAGATCGCGAGAGGTGAACGATTTGCCTATGCGAATACCTTCGAGCATGACGTCGTTCATGACGATGCCCAAGTGCGACACGCGTTTGCGCTGCGTGAGCGCAGTCCCGAGCTCGGAACCGTAAGCCAGGTCGGTGGACGTCCACTTGCCGGTGTAAGGCAACCCAACCACATAGTCCACCACCGCAGTGGTGGTCGTAATCGAGCCGCTGGAAACGGTCAGCATGGCGCTTTGGTCGGCGATAACCGCGCCGTCCGCCCAGACAATGACCTGCTCGCCTTCGAGATGGTCGAGGCCGGAAATCGTGGTCGACGACGCCTGAGTACCCGTGACGAAGCTGTCCGCCATCAGGTTCTGATTGCCGCCCAGCGCGCTGCTGAGCGGCGCCATCTCTTCCAAGTAGCGAACGGTGGAGCTGTCGATCGTACGCTGAACGAGCGCGAAGACCCGATCTTCACCATTAGCTGGTAGTATACCGATATCCTCGATCGTACCGCCTGGCAGCACAACCCGCGTCCACGCGAGAACCTCTTCCTCTATCTCGTACACCAGCACGCGTGCTTCGCCGTTAGCAAGCAGGAACCAAATCCGTGTATCCGGATAGCGCTGCACGGCCAACCTGGTCACGCCACCGCCATCCAGGATCTCGCGATGGAACTTGGTCAGCTCGAAAGAGAAGTAGTCATTTCGATTTGGGTCGTAAGCAAACCGGTAAGCGCGTTGGCTGGAGCGCTGGACGTAGATCGCCTCGCTGTCGATCTTGGCCGTCGCCAGGTCCACACTCCCGCGGGTGGAGGCGGTACGTGGCACGAAATTACCCGCCGTGATCGGCTCGTCGAACGATGAAGCGCGAATAGAAATCTCAGCCGTGGTGGTGCCCGCAGCCAGCCGCTGAAGCCCCTCCAGCCATAATATGCCGTCGGTCGTGTCTGCGCCGATCGAACGCACCACCGGTGCGCTGTCGCCAAGGTCCTCATCGGATTGATCGTCATACTTATTGAAAGCATCTGACGCAGACCCGTATACCCTGTTACCTCGGCCCCACCAGAGCCGGCCGTCGAAGAAGCTAACCGAAGTCGGCCACCCATTCCTGTCCGACCAAGTTCCGCGGTCCCATTGGGTCGTGGCTGTCGTCTCCGCGAGCGGCGTCAACACTTCAACTTCGAGGGTGCTCTCGTCAGTAAACTCGAGTACACGCACAATGCCGCGGGTGACACCGCCTTCATAATCCAACTGAACTTCGGCCGTGCCACTGCTGAGTGAGACGGCACGCCAACGATAATAGACAATGGAGTTGTTGAGCCCATCGTTGAAGTCGGTTTTGGTTATGTTTGAAGTGAATTCTTTGAAACTCGAATGATCGTTGTCGTTGCCGATTGAACGATCAAGCGAAATCGTACCTGTCCATGTACCCGTGATGCTGTAATCAAATCGCCGGTCGGTCCCGCCAGAACCGGTGACCACGATGCTGGAAGAGTTCTGTCCGCCGGCTGTAAGAGATGCTTCAACAAACTGCGAGAAATGGATCAGTCGATATAGCGAACCTACGTCGTCTGCCGAGAAAATAGGCTCGTTCGCGGTTAGAGTGCCGTTTCCTGATTGTACGCTGCATGTGAGGGACACACTCTCGTCGGGCAGGAGATCGAAAGGCCCATCGGGAACCTTGTAACGCACCACGGACCACGAGGTCTGGCCGCGCCGCTCAACGCGACGCTGTTGTTTGCTAGATGACGCGACAAAAAGCACGTCTCCAGATTGATCATATTTCAAGCTACTGAGTTCCGAAGTCGCCCACGGGTGCTCGACAAGTATATCGCCGGAGCTCGCTATCTCGCAGCTGTCGACTTTTGCTTCCTTGTTCTCGGGGTTTTGTAGTTCGACATAGATGGTGGTGACAGTGTCGCCTGGCGTGAACGCCAAGCTGTGAAAACCCTCTTCGAGATCGGTGTAAGAAATAAGCTCCTCACCACCGGCCGTCGTGCCAATATGCAGATGGATAGGCCCGACAGCCACATCTATTTCAATGGCGTGCTCAACCGTGTCATCAACACCGGAAACGGTCACCGCCTGCCGGGCGATAGCTGTCGCCGCGCCGGTACCCGTGAGTACGAGGAACCCGCCAGAGACAGCCGCCGTGGCCCCGACATCACTCTCGTCCGTCCACCCCGTGAAGACGCTGAAATCGCCCGAAGTTATGGCGGTCGACACCGAGGCGCGCGTCAGATATGCGCTGGTATCAGCGTCAAAGACCCGCATGCCATCCGACGAGAAATGAAGCAGCGCATTCTCTGTGCTGCCCTTGATAAACTCCAGAAAGATGTTGTCGGCCTCGTTAACCGGCGCAGTAGCCTTGTAGCCAAAGCCGCCG